CAAATGCAGCACAAGTAACAACAATCCAAGAGACTGTTGAAACTTTCAGCAAGAGCGTAGATGCTAGAATTTCAGAGTTGGCAGAACAACACACAGCACTTTCAAGCGCTGTAAATAACATCAAGAGCACGATTGATGGTGTACAAAAGCGTGTCGACGCAGTAGAATCAGAGACTGCAATTAAGAAGTCTTCAGATCTTGGCCGATCAGAAGAAGTAACAATCAGAAAATCTAAATGGAACGGTTCTTTCCTCGGTTCCGTAAACGAAATATTCAACTAAGGTAGGTATAAAATAATGAGCAATGAAACATTAGAAAAGGCCGTAGCAGCTGGTACTCAGGTATCAACAGGATTCGGTTCAACAACTGGTGGAACAGGAGTACACGTAGCGTCAGAAAATGGCAACGGTGGACTTCTTAACCCAGAACAGTCTGCTCGCTTCCTTGATTATATGTTCGACGCAACCGTTATCGGTAAGGTCGCACGTACAGTTCGTATGAAGTCAGACACAGCCGAGATTGACCGTATGTCCGTTGGTGAGAAGCTTATGAAGCTTGCAACCGAGGCAGACAACACCGCAGTAAACAGTGGTGTAACTTTCTCAAAAATCTCTTTAACAACAAAGAAACTCCGCATGGACTGGGAGCTTTCAACAGAGTCTCTAGAAGACAACATTGAAGGTGCAGATCTAGAAGATCACATTGCACGTTTAATGGCAACACAAGCAGGAAACGACATCGAAGATGTTATTCTTAACGGTGATGCAAGTCTAACAGGAGACGCTCTTTACAAGTCATTTGATGGCGTTGTAAAGAAGGCAAAGGCATCAGGTCGTGTCGTAGACGCAGCTGGCGCTGGAGTTTCTCGTGAAGTATTCAACAAGGCACTTAAGGCTATGCCACGTAAGTACAAGCAACGTCGTGGAGACCTTCGCTTCCTTGCTGGATCAAACTTGATTCAGGATTTCCTATATGCTAACAGCATTGGAACAAACCAAACAATTCCACAAGATATCGCTTCAAGCGTTATCCGTGGTGGAGTTGCACCACTAGGTGGACCTGCAGGATATGTGGCACCATTCGCATTCGGTATTCCGATTGTTGAAGTTCCACTTCTTTCAGAGACACAGACTGGTACATATGCATCACCATCAGGTTCACACGGAGATATCCACTTGACATTCCCAAATAACGTAGTTATTGGTATCAAGCGTGATGTAACTGTTTACCGCTTCTTCCAGCCACGTAAGGACACAATTGAGTACACAATGTATACTCGTGTTGGCGTTCAGATCGAGCAGGCAGACGCTTGGGTAGTTGTAAAGAACGTTAAGGTTGCTTCTTAATTAATTTAAGATAAAACCCTCGAAAGGCCCCTAATTAATTTTAGGGGCTTTTCATTTTAATTTATCAATGCTATAATTGAATAACCTAACAAAGGAGAATATATGTCATTTGAGACATTGAAGGTAGCAGAACTCAGAAAAGTTGCAGAGGACTTTGCAGTTGACACTGATGGAATTAAGAGTAAGGCAGATATTGTTGCCGCCCTTGCAGAAGAGGGAGTTACATGGTCTGTTTATCAAAAAACTATTAAAGATATTGAAGATGCAACAGACGAGTTTAGCGAAAACGCAGAAGAGATTCTGCCTAGATTTAATCCAGATGCTCAGCCAGAAAATACGGTTCTAGTTAGAATGACTAGAGAAAACTTCAGGTATGATATTGTTGGATTTACATTCACAAAAGAGCACCCATTTGTTGCCATGACAGAAGAAGATGCTCAAGAAATTTTTGACAAGGAGGAGGGTTTCCGCTTAGCAACTCCAAAGGAAGTTCAGGAGTACTACGCTTAACCTTTATTAAATGGAAATTCTAGTAGGTTCAAATTCACCAATAACACATAAGGTGTTTTGGCAGGGACAGCTAACTGATTCAGATAGCCTTCCAGTTGTAAGACTATATGACATTACAGAAGATCCAGGAGTATCTCCAGCAATTAATCCTGCTACGATACTTTCAACATTAACCCCTGTCAAGTCAGAAGTAGATGCAGGAACGTATATTGTATATATTCCTTTAGCCTACACAGACAGACAAAGACAATTAAAATTAAGCTGGACATATTCAGTTGGCGGAACCTCTACACAAAAAGATAATAAAATATTTGTGCAAACTCCATATACTGATATGAGCCAAGCAATTGAGTCCCTAGGATTGGGTTCTGATTATTCAGATCCTAACACTAGATCATATGCCGAATTAGCCAATGCCGAAAGATATGCAAGAAAACTTATTGAGGCTTACACAAAGCAGCAATTCTTTTTGTATGATGATATTCAAACCGCTTATGGTTCAGGATCTGATGTTCTTCCACTTCCTTACAGAATATCAACTTTGCACAAATTATATCAAAACGACATACTGCTACTAGACACATTAAATTCAGTTAATAATTGGAATTTTAATACAGTAATTTCTGAAAGCGGATTTGGTATAAGAGTTAACAGAGCCAACATGCTAGACAATACAGTCTATATAGCAAACGGAATGGTACCTCCAACCATAAGTGATACATGGGGTGGCTCTTTTAATGCAGGGGCAACATATCGTGTGCAAGGTAAATTTGGATGGAAAGAAGTTCCAGATGAGGTTGATCTTGCATGTATTGAATTAATGAAGGATTATTTTTCAAAGGATAAAGTTTGGCGTAATAAGTATATGAAGTCAATACAGACATTTGACTGGAAATTCGAGTACAATTCGGGAATATATTCAGGAACAGGTAATCTCTATGTAGATCAAATACTTCTTCCATATGTTCTCAATCAAATGGTTGTTATCTAATGTATGCTCTTATTGACTCAATCCTTCCAATGTTCATGGACGTCTACAGACAATTTGACTCGCAAGACCCAGATACAGGATCAATAAAGAAGGAGTGGCAGTTTGACAGAACTGTACCATGTAGCGCAAAAGGTAATATCAGCAACTCCTCTTCAGTAAATTCTAGGGACACCCAGATTCTTTCTACTAAGTATTCTAACAACGAAATTCTTCAAATTAGAACAACGGATAGCGTGACGCTGAGAGAAAAGATTACAAATATTAGAAATCTTGAAGGAGAAGTTATCTGGGAAGAATTAAATTTTCCAACTAACACGCCTACAGTTTACGAAATACTTTCAACAACACCAATGACAGACCCACTAGGCGGAATAATCGGTTACAACTCTACTGCCAAGAGATCGGAAAACCAACAAATTGGACAATAGCGCATTACTAGTTACAGCAGCCAGCGGACTACAAAAAGGCATGGCTGGTACTTCGGGCACCGTTTTAAAGGATAGTACTGTTGCTCAAATATCAGCAGCAATATATTATCAAGCTCAAGTTGCTTCTAAATTGACAACAAGCAAAGCATTTCAAAAGAAATTTCAGTCTGTAATCTTTAAGCAAATAGAGCAAGACTTTGGAATGTATGTAGACTCACAGTCAAGAATTAACCCTAAATCTTTGCACCACATGTATGAGTGGAAAAAGACTGGAAATAAAGGGGCAAGACTATTTAATTTAAAGGTGCTATCTACAGAAGGACTTTCATTTAAAATTACATCAAACTTTTTACCGTCCAAATCTTCTGTGCCAAACGAGTTTGGAAAGAGACGACACGTATTTATTAACAAAGCTTCTGTGATGGAAGCTGGAATGCCTCTAGTAATCCGCCCTAAATACGCAGAGCGCTTAGTATTTGAAACTAGTACTGGAGTAGTCTATATGCCTAAAGGGGCATCTGTGACCGTTACAAGGCCTGGTGGGGGCAAGGCTACGGGAAGGTTTAAGATAGCTTACGCACAATTCTTTACAGGTAATTTGGTAAACCTATCAATTAAAAGGTCGGGATTCCAACAGATATTTAATTCATCATTAACTAAATCAATGAGGCTGCCATCAGATGTTAAAAAAATTAAATATTCATTTAATGCTAATACATTAAATATGCAGGCTGAATCAGCAATTGCTGCAGCATTTGGAGGTATAGCATGACAGATTATAAAGCAGACATAATGGTTGATCTGAGGAAGTATCTTTGGAGCCAATTAAAGTCTAATAATATTTTTACAGATACAGATTACTATTCAGATAATATAGGACAAGAGATTATCCCAATTATTCCTGTCCAGCAATCTCCAGAAATGAATCAGTTCTTGAGCGGAAAGAAGCACATAGTCTATGACAAGATAGGACTATCCTATGAAGAAAACTGGGCCATATGTTGTGAGCAGATTCTGTTCACCATATATTCAACAGATGTTTCAGAGATTAATGAGATCAGAAATTTAATGACCGATCTATTCAGAAGAATGGATGAGTCAGCCAGGGACGCCAATGCCTATTCTGGAATATCCAAGAAGTTTAAATTCTTTAGCATATTCGTGGCGGATATCTCCCCAACGGCTCCATCAGAAGAATTGGCAGGATTCCTGTCCGCAGATGTAGTTCTTGAGGTTAAATACGCAAGGCATGTAAACACCGCTGGCCGATTCCTGTAATTTGCCTTTGGGCGCATTATACTCTATTATTGTACATAGAGGAAAGGCCTAGCCAGCCAAGATTTAATGATTTACAATTATATATATATATTTTGAAAACAGGAGGTACGAAATAATGGCATTTAACTCAGCCAAAAATATTCTTGTAGGAGCTTCACCGCTCTACATTTCAACAAGCGATTCAACAGTAACTGGATATAAGGAAAACCTTTTAGACAGAGCAACTGGTGGAATTTCTTTCACAGCAAGAACAAAAGCAGCAGTAGCTCTAGACGCATCTACAGATGTTCGTAACGTAGGATTTACAAACAATGGTCTTCAGATCACTTACAATCCAACTTACGATTCAGTAACAGTAGATCAACTTCTAGATACAGCAAAGCTTTTCAAATCTGCTATGGAGGTTATGATTGCAACTGAAATGTCCGAAGGTACACTAGAGAACACTCTAGTTGTATTCGGTCAAGGAGGAGCAACACTAACTAAGCAAGGATCTGCAGCAGCAGCAACAGATGATTACCCAACAAAGGGTGCAACTGGAGCAGACGATAAGACCCTTACATTAGGACTTGAGGCAGGATCACTAGGTATTGCCCCAACAGAACGTCAACTATTTGCAATTGGTCAAGCACCAACACTAGCAACTACAGCAACAGGAGAAGTAGACGCAAATACAGAGCGTGTATATTATGCACGTCGTGTTTTGTCAGTACAACAGTCACAATTCTCACTTGCACGTAACGCAGCAACAACTTTCCCAGTAACATTCCGTCTTCTTCCAGACGCTAACTATAGCGGCTCAGAATACGGTAAGATTATTGACCGAGTTCTAGCTTAAATAATTAAATAGGAAAAGCCCCCTTTTTGGGGGCTTTTTCATTTGTGCTGATAATATGTATATGTTATAATAATTAAGACTAGATCCTAGGAGGATTAAATTGGCAACAACAGTATATAGCGTAGAAGAAGTAACGCTTCAGAATGGCTCAACAGTTAAGTTGAAGCCCCTAAGCATCAAAGAGCTAAGGAAATTCATGATCGTTCTGCAAGGCGCAGGTGAGTCAACTACAGAGGCACAAACACTCAATGTATTAATTGACGCAGTTGCAGTAGCACTTGAAAAACAACTACCAGAGTTGGTAGCAGATAGAGATGCACTAGAAGATGCACTTGACGTCCCCACAATTAATCGCATACTTGAGGTATGTGGTGGGATTAAGATGGACGACCCAAACCTTCTAGCGGCAGCGGTTCTGGCTGGTCAGAACTAGATTTAGCCGCTTTAGAGGGTGAAGTATTTCTTCTGGGTCACTGGAAGAATTACGAAGAACTAGAAGAAAGTCTTTCAATGCCAGAACTTATTCAAACATTGAAATCTTTTAAGAAACAAAAGTCGGAAGACAGAAAGTTTACGGCAAGTCTTAAAGGAATAGATCTAGATGTAGACGAGGAAGACTCAGCACCACAAGGAAAAACCTTTGACGATATACAAAGACAAGCTCTTGGTATAAATGCTTCTGGTGATGATATAGTTTCCCTACAAGGAAATCTTGCAGCACAGGCAGGGTTTGGAATTGGAGCAGGTCTAGGCTATACAAAGGAGTAATATAAAGATAAATGGCTGATGAAAATATTGTAACTAATATAGTTGCTAATGCAGATTTCTCAGGTCTTATTGCAGATGTCAATAAGGTTGCAGCCTCTTTATCTAAACTTCAGGCACAAATAATTCAGTCGGACGCAAGGCTTGCAAGTCAAGTTGCTACGATGAACAGATCCTTTGGCGAAAACCTAAGAAGAACTGGACAATTTTCATCACACTTTGTTACCTTAACATCTGATGTTGAAAAGTTTGGTACCAACTTAGACAGAGGCCAGCTAAAGCTAAAGCAGTACTTTCAGACATTTCAGCAACATACAAAAAGTCAAGGTGGATTAATAAGAGAACTTGCTAAGCAGCAAGTAGCTTTACAAAATGCAATCATACAGCCCATGGGCAAAAACGCTCAGGGGCTTATGCAGTATAGCGTACACATTCCACAGGGACTTGATGCTGTAAAAAATAAAACTGCAATAGCTAGACAAGAACTTCAAATCATGAATAAGGTTATTCAAGACGGCGGAGTTCAACTTATTAATTGGGGTAAAAATACTCAGTGGGCAGGACGTCAGTTAACAGTAGGTTTAACCGTACCGCTAGCAGCCTTTGGTAAAGCGGCAGCAGATGCATTTAGAATGGCAGATGCTGAATTAGTAAGACTTACAAAGGTCTATGGTGGTGTAGCAGCAACATCATCGGCAGAGCTATCTAAGATAAGAAATGAAGTTACGGCAACGGCTAAAGAAATTTCAAAGGCATACGGAGTTTCATTTAAAGACACAATTACTCTTGCAGCAGATATTGCAGCAACAGGTAAGCAAGGCAACGAGCTTCTTTCCTCTGTTAAAGAAACAAGCAGACTTGCAGTACTTGGTGAAGTAGATAGACAAGACGCAATGAAGGCTACCCTGGCAATTCAAACTACATTTAAACAAAACACTGATCAGCTTTCTGAATCTATTAACTTTTTAAACTCTGTTGAAAACCAAACATCAACAAGCCTTGCAGATTTAATTGAAGCAATTCCAAAGGCTGGCCCAGTTATTCAAGGAATGGGCGGAAGCGTAAAAGATCTAGCGTTGTATCTAACTGCAATGAAAGAAGGTGGAATTAATGCTTCAGAAGGAGCAAACGCTCTTAAGTCAGCGCTTGCATCTTTAATTAACCCTACAAAAGTAGCACAAGAAAAGTTTCAGGCAATGGGGATTGACCTTGGCGGAATTGTAACAAAAAATGCAGGAAACCTTACGGGCACAATTATGGAATTGCAGAACGCATTAGATAGCTTAGACCCACTACAAAAACAACAGGCAATTGAGCAGTTATTTGGAAAGTTCCAGTTTGCTCGTATGAATGCATTGTTCTCAAACCTAGGCAAACAAGGAAGCCAGACACTTCAGGTTATGGATTTAATGAAAGCAAGCTCTCAAGAGCTAGCAGGAGTAGCAGGTCGAGAATTATCAATGGTAACAGAGTCCGCCTCTGGTAAATACAGAAGAGCGCTAGAAGGACTTAAAGCAGACCTTGCTGGCATGGGAGAAGAGTTTTTAAAGATACAGACATTCTTCATAAATGTTACTGACGGAATTATAAAGTTTGTAGGCAAACTGCCACAGCCAATTAAAACAATTCTAACATTTGTTACAGGACTGACAGCAATCATTGGACCAGTAATTATGTTGACTGGTGTGCTTGCTAACTTCTTTGGATATATTATTAAGGGCGCATCACACTTTAGATCTTTATTTAAAGGCGGAGAAGGCTGGAAGATGCTTACGCCAGAAATCATGGCGGCACAAAAAGCTGGATCATTAGTTGAAGCAACTTTCTACAGTGATGCAAAAGCAGCTACAGTATTAAAGACAGCAATTGCAGGACTTGTAACAGAATTTGAACTGCTACAGTCTAAAGCAATGACAGGTGCAGTATCGGTTGCCCCAACTCTTTCAACAATGGCAGGAAATGTTGTAGCAACAGGTGGCGGAAGAGTTGTTAATCCAAATCATCCTTTAATTAGCCCTGAAGATACACGCTCAATGTCACACCTCAATCCCGTTGCTGGAATGACACTGGATCAAAAATCACAGCAAACAATTTTCGGAGTAGTACCTGGCGCTCCAAAAGTAAATCAAAAGATTGGAAACAATCCCCAGATGTACATGGACGGAGATCTTCCAAAGATTCCAGGCTTGACATCAATTGGTGGAGCATCAACAGGTATTGTTGCAGCAGAAGCAGCAAAATGGCATGCAATGACAGGCGCACTTGCAATGCAATCAGAAGCAGAAATTACATTACTTAAAAAAGAAGTAGCGTCTACAGGCTTAATAACATCATCTTTATCTGATTCATATCAGGCATTACTTCCTACAATGACAGAGCTTACTGCAAATGCTGCAAAACAATCAGCAGCAATTGTTGCACAGCTACAGGCTGGTACAATACAGGTTGACCAAGCAAGAGCTAAAATTATTCAATTAAATGCACAGGTAGAATCTATGATTGCACAAGCATCAATAGATATTGCGGGGCAACAAGGAAGAACAATTGGGCTAACAACAGTTCCTCTACTGAATCAGCCAGTTGTAAATGCGGCTGGAAAGTCTAATATGAAAGAGCTTCTTAGACCAGGAAGAACCAGAAGCCTTCTCAATAAGATTGCTGGCGGGCTAGGAGTAAAAACATTTGGTGCTGGCTATAGCACAGAAACAACAATGCCAAAAAGATTTGCTACTGGAGTTGTGGGCCTAGGAAAACTTTTACCTAAATTTACTAATTTAAAGCATGCTCTTGCTGCTTCAAAATCTTTAAGAGAGATGTCAGCAAGCTCTGCAAAATTTAGTGGGTGGAGAACTCCAAATTTAAGACCTCGCACAATTGATCCAAAAACTGGAAAACCTAAAAAGAAAAGTGGATCTTCTACAAATAAAACTGGCGAAGAAGGAATAGATATTACTTATGGAGATGTTTCAGATAGAAACAGTAAAATATTTGATGACCCATGGTTAAAGGCAGCAGGCGTAACTCCAACAGTAAAGGGTCAAGTTCAGGTTCATGCCCGCACACCAGCTTATATTGCCAGAACCAGAGACCTTGAAAAAACAGAAAATGGTGTTGCAAAACTTCCTTCAGATAGGCTAGACGAGTTTGGTATGGGGCATATAAAAACAAAAGCTCCATATATTGAAGTGCTTCCAGCAGATTACGTAAAACAAAGTCAACGCTTTAATGATACCTTAAATACAGGAGCGTCAGCTCGTGACGCATGGACACGAGTCACTGGTGCGGACATGACAAGCTTTTTGCTACATTTAAAATCAAAAGGAGTAAAACCAACCACAGCAAGAAAAATAGCAGAT